ATGGGCAGCGACAGAAAGCTTTGGATCGCGGCGCTGGTGGCCGTTGCCATGCTGACCGCGATCTTCGGCGCGCTGCTTTCATACGAAGCCTACAACGCGGCTGAACTCAGAAACATTCAGTGCATCAATCCCAATAGGGTGGTTTGCGCTTTGGAGGTACGGCGATGAGCGGCATCTATCTGGATTCGGTCGAGGTGTGTCGCCGCCTCTCTGCTGCCTGCAAGAATGCAGGGAGTCAGAAAGCTTTCGCTGAGAAGCACAGCCTGTCAGCGGCCTACGTCTGCGACGTATTGAACGCGCGACGTGAGCCGGGTCAGTCCATCTTGGATGCGCTTGGTCTGGTTCGTGTTGTCCGATACCGGGTCAGGTCTATTAAGAAGGGGGAAGAGTGATGAACGGCGAGAACAAGGTGTGGATTGCCGTCATCTGCTTGGTGGGAGTCTTTGTTGTTGGCTCCGGGGTTTTGATCTGGAACGACAGCAACCACAAAGCATCACTGCGGCATGCCGCGTGCGTCAATCCTGACAGCGTGGCTTGCGCCCTGGCGGTGCGGCAGTGACGGGCCTTGATGAGAAGCCGGTCTGCTCTTGCGGACTTTACAGCGGACAGACTTGCTCTCGTCAGCCCTGCCTTCTGAGGGGCATTTCTGCTGAGGATGTGCGGCAAGCCTACCATCAGGGCGTCGCAAGCGCGACGTGGAAGTATGCGGCTCAGAATCACCAGTTTCCGCTGGTGCCGCAGATGCTGACGCCGCAGATGCCGTTCTTTCATGGCGTGATGCAGCCCGTTGGTTGCATCTGCCCGCCGGGCGCGAACAAGGAATGCGAGAACCCGGCATGTCCTCGTAAGTCTCACGTCAACGTCACGTCTTCGGGAGTTTAGGCATGAACGCAGAAGAATGGGCCGACGAGATTTACGCGGCCACCGGCATGGTGGTGAACGCCGAGCAGGCGACCGCCATCAGTAAGATGATCCTGAACGCACGCATCCTTGCGCTCGATGAAGCATGGGAAGTCATTGCAGACAGGCCCGTGAATGAAGACGGTCTCACGTTCACCGAGATCATGAACCGCGATCAAGAGATGATGGACGCCATCAGGGCTCTGAAGAGGACCGGCTATGTCTGACGACAACGTGGTCATCCTGCCCGTGATCTCCACCCTTCCCGTCCCGGTGGGGCGCATCCTTGAGCAGGCCATGAAGGCCGATCTCAAGATGTGCATCGTCATCGGCATGAACCAAGACGAGTCTCCGTATTTCGCCAGCAGCGAACCAGACGGCGGTGACATTCTCTGGTGGATCGAGAAGACGAAGCTGGCGCTGCTTCATGTCGGCGGCGCTTGGCCTGGGACTGAGGGGCAGTAGCGATGGCTGATGATATCGTAGATCGGCTCTTGGCAGAGGCCGAAGGATGGCGAGAAGAGATGCGCCCGGAGTGCGGTCGCACGCTTGATGAAGCCGCCAATGAGATCAAGCTGCTGCGTCAGGTGTGCGCTCGTCTCGCTCGTGACCTCAGCACGGCGCAAACTGACATCCTGCCCTGGATCGAGAAAGTCCAGCACCTGACAGCCACGAACATGGAACATGCTGCCGCTCTCCGACAGCAGGATGGCAAGGTGACTGTCAGCCGCGAGTTGGTTGAGAGCGTGCTTGAGGATGCTGAGGCATTTGTGGCTTCGGAGTACGTCATCAACGGTGAGGTCCACCGATCCGAACGCCGCAGATATTTCCGGGATATGGATGACATTTGGAAGCTGAAGGCAGAACTGAGGGAGGTGAAGGGTGAGTGAGCAGAACAACGCCGCCGCCGAACGCAGCGCCCACGTCACTCGGGGTTCTGCCCCAACGATCAAGGAGAACATCCTTGTCGAGGTGTCGAAGGGCGTCTTCCAACTGAAGGCCGTCGCTGAGGCAGAGAAGGAAGTTGCTCGTCTCCGGGCAGCACTGGAGAAGATCGCTCACTCAGCAGACTACGACACCATCGTCAGCCCCGATGGGGATCGGCACGAGATGGCAATTCAGACGGCGCTAGATGCGCTTAGGGAGAAAGGAAATGAGTGACTATGACCGGCTCTTCCGCCTGTTCGATGAGGCGATGGGCGCGTTGAAGACGCTGGCCGACGAGGCTGAGGTGAAGGGCGCGACATACGCCTCAAGGCTGATTGATGAGATGATCGACCACCTCGTGACCGCAAGGCAGGTGGTGGAGGGGGACGATGACTGATGGCGTCTATCACTGCGAGTGCGATCCGCATGGCGACAATGCCAAGTGCGACAGGCCCTGTGCGAAACCCTGGGGAGTGCCGATGAAGAACGAGCGCATCACTACCGACTTTGCTGAGGGCTGGCGCGCTGGCTTTGAGGCAGCACGAGTGCAGCTTGAGGCTGCGGCAGAGAGGGCAATGGCCGACTACAGGTCTGTGATGAAGGCGATGAGGGCGGTGGAAACTCCTGCCCCGACGAGAAAGGAAGAAGGATGAGCGAACACGAGACGGCCAACTGCTTGGCTGACTTCAGCGAGACGGACTTCAAGAAGTTCGCCACGAGGATCGGGGATCGGTGGTCCTTCACCCTCCCCGTTCATGAGTTGCAGAACATTGACGACCTCCTGCCAGACCATGTGCTGTCGGTGGAGAAGGTTCCCCTGTCGCCCGGTGGGGAGATCATGCTGGGCAAGCTGACGAGGAAGAAGGGAGTTTGACTATGAGCCATGTCTTTGATGGCGCCCCCGATGGGCGGCAGTCGAGCGACGTGAGTGAGCCTGTGAGCCGCTTTAGGCCCCGTTACCGGGCGCTTACCGACAGCGAAAAGGCTTTGCACGATGCCATCAAGTCGAAGGCTTCCGAGCTTGAGGCTTTGATCGAACAGGTGAAGCCTGGGCGCTATCGCTCCCTTGGCATCACTGCCCTTGAAGAGAGCATTATGTGGACGGTGAAGGAGCTTACTTCCTAATGAACGTGTTTGAAGAACAGGCCAAGTTCATGCTGGCCTGCGGCCAGACGGTCGGCAGGATGAACGAAGAGCAGACCGCGCTCTATGTCGGTCTCATCATGGAAGAGATGACGGAACTCTTCGAGGCTGTCGCAGAGAGAAACAAGGCAGAGATTTTTGACGCACTTCTCGACATCATCGTCGTGTGCATTGGGGCAGGACACTCTGCCGGTCTTCCGCTTGAGGCTGGATGGAGAGAAGTGATCCGGTCTAATATGGCAAAGGTTGATCCTGAGACCGGCTTTGTGAAAAAGCGCGCCGATGGAAAAATCTTGAAGCCTGAAGGATGGACGCCTCCTAGGCTTGCGGCACTCATCGAAAGCTGATAGGTTAGGCGCACTGAAGGAGAGACGAATGAAACCTGAGACGATCAAGGCGATCATCGCCACACGCGAACAGGTCGGCAGCCTGGGCAAGTCTGCCATGAACCCGCACGGGCGGTACAAGTACGTGTCCATCGACACCTACTATGAGAAGGTTGCCACGACCGCAGCCAAGAACGGCCTGTCTTGGATCGCCTCTGAGACTGCCTTCGAGGTGATGGCTGACGTGGGGAAGACTGGCGTCATCAAGGCCACCTACGACGTGGCGCTGATGCACGAGAAGGGCGACTACATTCCGAAGTTCAGCACCCTCACGATCATCCATCCGATCCAGGGCGCTCAGACCGTTGGCTCTGCCATGTCCTACTTGGACAAGGTGTTCATGCGTCAGTTGTTCTCCGTCGCCACTGGCGAGAAGGACAGCGATGCTGACGAGACCAACCCGGCTGATATCATCGGGATCGGCACGGACAGCCCCAAGAAGGATGCTGCCCCCGAGGTCAACACGGAGCAGGCCGAGAAGGTCTTTCTGGAGTTTGTCCCGATCTGTGCCAGCCTCGAAGACCTGAAGCTCTTCTGGTCCGAGAACTACAAGGCACGCAACCTCCTCAAGGAACACAACCCCGATGCGCTGAAGCGCGTCACCGCCGCTTTCACCAAGCGGAAGGAAGAACTCCAGAAGGAATCCAACGATGGAAACTAAGAAGTATTACGGCGGCGCGCTCTTCATCAACCGCAATAAGACCAACGAGAAGGCTCCTGACCTCAGCGGCGACGTTGAGATCAACATGGAGACGCTGAAGGTTCTGGTCGAACTGGCCAAGAAGAACGAGCCGCTGAAGCTGCGGATGGCTGCCTGGGTCAAGGAAGGCAAGAGCGGCAAGTTCTATTCGGTCCAGCTTTCCGAGAACAAGCAGCCCGCCAAGCCCGCCCAGAAGAACGTCTTTGACGACGACATCCCCTTCTGAGGTAGGTCATGCTCATCCGCCTGGACGAGTTAGAGATTGCGATAGGCCAAACAATCGGCCTGAAGAGGCACGAGAACGGCCAGAACCGCAGGACGACTCGCGGGCTGGCGGCTGAGTATTCCCTGGACTTCCATACTCTCGGGGCCTTTGGAGAGCTTGCTGTTGCGAGAATCCTGAACGTCTATCCGGGGTTCATCCTCAACACATTCAAAGGCCCCGACATCGAACCCGACGTTCAGGTTCGCACCACCAGACACAAGAACGGCAGGCTCATCATGACCGATGATGACCCGCCCTTTCACAGATACGTCCTTGTGACTGGTGATGCGCCTGAACTGGAGATCGTTGGCTGGATGTGGGGATACGATGGCCAGGAAAAGAAGTGGCTGACTGATCCGAAGAACAACAGACCGCCCGCCTACTTCGTCCCCAGGGATGCACTCAAGCCTATCGAGACGCTGAATGAGGGTTAAGAACACAAAGCATCTGACGTGGGTCAGGACGCAAGGCTGTCTGATTTGCGAAAGATGGGCACAGGCACACCACCTAATGTTTGCCGAGCCTTCGGCTATGGGCAGAAAGAGTGGTGATGATTGGGCCGTTCCTTTGTGCGCCGACCATCACACAGAACTGCATGCTTATGGGGATGAGAAGACATGGTGGGACCTGAAGGGTGTGGACCCGGTGGAGTGGTGCAAGCGACACGGGTCAAAGCAATGAACCCGCACTATGCGGGACAGATCATGCGTGAAGTTGACGTTCTGCCCCGTGCTGATGGGCAGAATTGGAAGGTCGGGGACGAAGTTGGTCTGCATGGAGCAGTTTGGACCGAACGCGGTGACGCCAAGGTCTATGCAGTGATTACGGAGATTGTTGATGTTCGAGATTGAGAAGGGCGTCCCTGTCCCCCGAAACTACATGGGGCGCAAGTCGAAGAAGCGTGAAGCCATGATCGCCACCATGAATGCCATGCATGTGGGTGACAGCTTCCGCGTTGAGTACAAGCTGCCGTCTATGCGTAACTTCATCCGCAACTGTGGGATCGACGGCTCGTTCCGTGCGGCCCAGGAGAGTGACACGCACATCCGCGTTTGGCGGGTGGGCTAACGGGTGGGGGCGAAAGCCCCCATACCAAGAACCACGG